GTAGCCGCCGTTGGATGGCTTTCAGCTTCTGCGGGTCATTGCAGCATTCCACCACAACGTACTCGCTCCCGGCGGCCAGCAGTTCCCGTTTACCGCCCTCGTCCCGAATGCTGGACATGAGCCGTTGGCCCAGCCGTTTCCGGTAGGCGGATTGGAGGGATTCCGCATCGCCGGACACACCATGCCGCTCCAGAATAGCGGCAATCTCGTCAGAGCTGATCCGCATTTTAGCGGACAGCCGCCCCATGATCTCCGCCTCCGCTTCGGGCGGAAGCAGCGGCTTATATGCCATCATGGTGTGGCCTCCTGATCCGGCAGCAGCAACGTCAAAATGTCAGCTATGGTGGAAAATGTTTCGGACAGCTCACGGGCCTCCTTGACAGAATCCTCGATTTCCTCTGTCCGCATACGGGTACAGTCAACCCAAATGCGCACATTTTCCTCTGTGGGAGTCAGCAGAACCGCCTTTTCAAAGGCTTTACAGAACAATCCGGCGATTTTCTTGTGCTGGTCGATCTCGGCATTCTGCTTTCGCAGCTCCTTTTTCGCCTTTTCCATCTCAACCGCCTCTGCCGCAGCCTGCTCTCGTTCTTCCTCCGGCACCTCCTGGAGCTGCTTCGTCAGATTATATCCCTGGTTGATGGACAGCTCCCGGTTATCCAGAGCCTCCTTGACAGCGGCGGGGGCATATTCATCAATCTGAGCAATGCGCCCCATCGTCTGTTCCCCCAAACCAACGGCCCGCGCCATTTCCTTCCTGGTATCAACAGGTGCTGAAATCGGGTTCGGCGAATTCACCGAACCCGATTTTGCGTCCTCGCTTTTCTGATCGCCACCGCCAGCCGCCATATTTTCTCTTGCTTTAGCCTCTAGGTCCGGCTTCAGCTTCAGGGCAATCTTTCCCAACTCCCACTTGTCCAAATTGCGGCGGCCCTTCTGGGTATCCAGCGCCCACTGCTTGGCCTCCAGCAAATCCGCAAAAGAGAACACAGCCATATTATAGGGGATATCGTGCTGTTCACACAATTTTTGACGGTTATGCCCGTCCACGATGACCATATCCTCATTGACAATGATGGGAGAGTAGCACCCATTTTTCAGGATATCCGCCTCCAGAGCGGCAAGCTGCTCCCCCAACAATGGGGGGAGCAGTTCGGCCATCTCCGGCAGCACGGTCGGGGTACGTTCCGTGCTGCTGTATACAGTTCCGGTGTTTTGCATTACGCAGCCTCACAGTCCTCGGACCGGACGGCTCCGGCATCATCCTCGGCCCTCCGGGGGGACAAAATTTCCACCTCCGAAGCCTTGATGAGAAATCCAGGCTGGCGGGTGGGATCTTCCTCAAACACAATGGTTTCGAAGTCCCCGGTCGCTACCAGCTTGCAGCCCTTGTACGCCATCTGCGCACAGCGTTCGGCCAGCAGCCCCCGCACCTTGATGGAGATGAAGTCGGTGAGCCGGTTGCCGCTCCGGTCGCGGTAGCGGCGGTCCGATGCGATCCGCAGGATAGCCACCGGTTTGCCGGATTCGCTGGTCCGCAGCGTTATATCGTTGGTCAGGTTACCGATTGCGGTAATTTTCAGCATATGTGCCTCCTTTTTTGTTTTGAATGTATTTTATGCCCACTCCAGGACGAACACCACCGTCAGGATGGATTCGTCTGTGACGGACTTGGACATCGCGGACACGACAGCATCGTATTCCAGCGGCAGGTTTCCATCCTCCTGGATGGTCCAGTTGCCAGACAGACTGAGCGCTTCGCTGCTGCCGTTTTTGGTAGTTTCAACGTCATTGATGGAGAAGCCGATCTTCTTGGCATCAACCTTCTCTGCCGCCATATTGGTGCGGAAAGGAACCAATTTCCAACCGTTTCCGGCGTTTACAGTAACGGAGGAAACCTTGATATCACCTGTGGAACCATTGCGGATGGCCTGCCCTGTAGCGGCATGGATGTCACCGTTTTCCGACACCGCCAGCGGCAGGACCACCGGTACCGACACGGAGAACTTTGTGACCCGCGCCCAGTGAGCGTAATAATTCCCGACACCAGCTGTTATGTAGACAGTGTTCTCATCTACCTTCGTCCCAGCCCCGTCATCCTTCTCCGTGAACCAGCCCAGAAAGCTATAGCCGTCTTTGGTCGGCTCGGTGGGAAGAATCAGCTTTTCGCCGTAGGTCTGGCCTGTGGTTTCGGTTTTGCCGTCACCCAGATCCCAAGTGATGGAATAGTGATTGGCTGTGAACTGCGCGTAATAGGTGGCAGCACCAGCCGTGGAATAGGTGGTGTTCTCTGTCACCTCCGTGCCGTCCTTTTCAGCCGTGAACCAGCCGAGAAACGTGTGACCAGCTTTGACCGGATTGCCGGAGGGCAAGACTACTTTTTCACCATACTCCTGATTCGTGGTTTCCGTCTTGCCATCGCCCATATTCCAGGTGACCGTGTAGGAATTGGTGGACCAATGGGCATAATAGGTCACATTTCCAGCCGTATTGTAGGTCGTAGCACTGGTGACCTGGGTACCACCGCTGGCAGCGGTATACCAGCCAGCAAAGGCATAACCGGCCCTGGTTGGTGCGGTGGGGAGGGGCAGCTTAGCGCCGTAAGTCGGGGATGTGGTAGCGCTGGCAGGTGTCCCGCCGTTGGCATTCCAGGTCGCCGTATAGGAATTGGCGGTAAACTGAGCGTAAAATGTCTGAGCGGCGGAGATTGTCACCGTGCTGTACAAATTTCCGCCAGTTGCAGAAGTGTACCAGCCTTTGAATGTGTGACCAGCCTTGACCGGCGTGTAGCTGGGGGCGGTCGCCTTTGCGCCAGTATTGACAGCCGTGGTCACGCTGCTCTGCCCGTTCACAGTACCGCCGTTATTACTAGCATTCCAGGTGACCGTGTTGGCGTTGGCAGTCCAGTGAGCGTAGTAGGTCGTGGCCCCGGCTGTCGAGTAGGTAGTGGAACCCGTTACCTGAGTGCCACCAGTTGCGCTGGTGTACCAACCGGCGAAAGCATAACCGGCTCTGGTAGGTGCGGTGGGAAGAGTCAGTTTTGAGCCATAATCCTGGGATGTAGTGTTGCTGGAGGGAGTCCCGCCGTTGGCGTTCCACGTCACCGTGTAGGCAATGGCGTTGAACTGAGCGTAAAAGGTCCGGGCGGCGGAGATGCTCACTGTGTTATACAGGCTCCCGCCGCTGGCGGATGTGTACCAGCCCTTGAAGGTATGGCCGGTTTTCACCGGCGTATAGCTGGGAGCGGTCGCTGTGGAACCAGTGGTGACCGTGGTGGTGACACTGCTCTGCCCGTTCACCGTGCCACCGTTGCTGCTGGCGTTCCAGGTGATGGTGTTGGAGTTGGCGGTCCAGTGAGCGTAGTAGGTCGTGGTCCCGGCCCGGTTGTAGGTGGTGGAACTCGTTACCTGGGTACCGCCGCTGGCGGCGGTGAACCAACCGGCAAAGGTATAACCGGTTCTGGTAGGTGCGGTGGGCAGGGTCAGCGTGGAGCCGTAGGTCTGGGACGTGGTGGCGCTGGCAGGTGTGCCACCATTGGCATTCCACGTCACTGTGTACGAACTGGCATTGAATTGGGCGTAGAAAGTTCTGGCGGAAGTCACGGACACCGTATTGTACAGGCTCCCGCCGCTGGCAGAAGTGTACCAGCCTTTGAAGGTATGACCAGCCTTGACCGGCGTGTAACCGGGAGCCGATGCAACACCGCCGGAGGTTACCGTGGTCGTGACGCTGCTGCTCCCGTTCACCGTGCCGCCATTGCTCCCGGCGTTCCAGGTAACGGTCACGGAGAGGCTTTCGTTGCAATCGTCACAGCGTCCATCACCGTTGCTGTCCCGGTGATTCTCGTAGTTTGTGGTGGAGTAATCACAGTCGCGGCAGGTCATATCCACACGATGCTCCGTGCTGGAATAGGACCGGTAGTCGTAGGACCAGTTATGGGCTTCTCTGGAAGAATCAATGGTTTCATTGCACTCGGTGCAGTAGGATTCATAATTGTGATAGCTGTCGTTATACTGGCTGAAACTGTCCCGGAGACTGTGATTTTCACGGAAATAATCCACTTCTTCCCCACAATCGCGGCAGACTTTAGATACATAGTGGTAACTGCTGTTGTAGTACTCGCAGTTATAGGAGTACCTGCCGTGGCTGCAAGATGTATCCCCACC